AGCTAAGACAGCGCGTTCAAAGGGACTCGATTTAAGAGATCTGCTTCCCATGAGGTAAGCATATCTACTTTTGTAGACCCATGTCACATGAAAACGAGTTGCAAAATCTCTATTTGTAGACTTATATAGTAGTCATTGGTCTACAAATGTAGAAAGGAACCATGAGATGACGGTCGCAGCCGTAATCAAGGGCATGGCCCGTGAGCAGGGCGTATCGCAGACAGAGCTTGCCGCTCGCGCTCGCATGAGCCGCGCAAGCCTGTCTCTCAAGCTCAACGAGCGCCGAGATCTGACCTTGCCAGAGGTTGAGCGCCTCGCAGCAGTGCTCGGAACCTCCGTCCGCGAGCTCCTCGACCGAGTCGAGCGCACCACTGAGACCGCGCCTGCAGCCGAGAAATCGCGAGGCTATGCGATCGCCGACAAGGCGACCGGCGTCGTGGTCCTCCATGCCTCGCACGGCAGCATCTACGACGAGGATGTCCCGGCATGAGCGCCGTCGTCGCGGTGACCATCGGCCTGATTCTCGCGGTCGCCGCAATACCTGTCATCGTCTGCGTCGTATACCTCACGGGTATCTACGCAGGGGATGCGCTCGACCGCCTCGTTTGTATGGGCCTCGACGCGGGTGATCGGATCGCCGAAATGATCGATGGGGAGGTGCCCGGGAAATGACCGCCGCTGCACCGTTCGCGCCGGAGCGCTGGTACTCCGCGCAGCAGGTCCAGGAAACCCTAAGTCTCTCCCGTTCGACGGTCGAGCGCCTCGGAGTTGAGGGCAAGGTCGCCGCGATCAAGATCGGGCGTTCCGTCCGGTACAGCGGCGACGACCTCAACCGCCAGTGCCAGAGCCTCGGCTCCGGCCTCGCCGAAAAGAAGAGCTCCCAGCGGGAGAAGCGCCGGGGGCGGAAGGACCCCTAGAGAAAGAAGGAAGATTCCGTGAATCAGGATACCACACGCCGCCGCCACCTGCGGCCCTGGCGAACCCTCATCGCAGGCGCCTCACTCGCCGCCGCCCTCACCCTTGGTTTCGCGATGCGAGGCCTCGACAACCCCGCCGGCCTCCCCGAGTGGACCTTCTGGCCTGCTCTCGGCCTCCTCGCGCTCGCGGTTTGCTTGATCCGCGCGGACTGGAAGGCGGGCCGACTGTGAGCGCCTCTGTCATCTTCGTCGTCGTTGTCCTCCTCTTCGTCGGCTGCGGACTGCTGACCTGGATCGCAGTCCGAGGGGCCTCGCGTGCGGCCTCCATCGAGGAGATCGCCGCTCGTATGCAGCGCTCCGCGTCGAAGGCGCGGGCGAAGGGTACGACGCTACTCGAGCGTCACGTCGGCTTCGATTACTACGACGTGGACGGCGAGGCCCCGCTGCCTCACCTGATCTGCCTCGCGACGCAGGACGTCATCATCGAGGCCGAGCTGAATAACTGTTACGCGCTGGATACTCCGAAAATCGCGGTCGATCTCGACCGGCAGCAGATTCACGTGACCCTCGAAGTGCTCAGGCTTGATGAGCCGAGCCTGGAGGTGAGGGCCTGATGCAGGAGAAGCCGCCGCTCGATGTCGAGATCACGCGCGCGATCGCCCGCGCTCACATCCTCTACTCGAACCGCCCTCACACAGATGAGCGTGTGCATCGCATGGTCATGGAGGCCTGCGCCCGCGCCGCTCACTACCCGGTCGAGGTCAAGCCCTCGCGGTCGGCGCTCGCGCCGATGAGGCCTCGTCGATCCGCTTAACCGCCAACACCAAGAATAGAAGGAACCCCAATGAGCAAGAAGTTCTGGGCAGCTGGAGCTGCCCTCACCCTCGCAGCGCTCGCGCTGCCCTACGGCGCCGCATACGCCGCCGACGAGGCCGCGCCGACCATGACCGCGCAGGTCACCAAGGCCACCAGCGCCTCTCGCCAGACCTCGAGTGAGGTCACCGTCGAGGGAACCTGGACCGCGCCGAAGCTCGCGGTCGGCCAGCACTTCACCGTTGCCAGCAAGGACGGCGGCTTCAAGTGGTATGCCGGCTTTCCCTTCGTCCTCGACGACGGGACCAAGATCGGCGACTGCGAGGCCACCGAGGCGACGCTGACCTGCACGGTCGACGAAGTCCCCGCGTCCTACGCGGACAAGACCGACGTGACCGGAAACTTCCATGCCCGCGCGCGTCTCTCGGACGCCGCAGTCGGCACCGAGGACACGCAGATCGTCGTGAACGGCCAAGTCACGCGCACGCTCGTCTGGGGCGACCGCGACGGCTCAGGCACCTGCACGAACGACTGCTCGACGCCGGCGCACTTCGAGTACGCAGCGCCCGAAACGATTAAGTTCGGGTGGACCAATGCTGACAAGTCGATCAGCTGGGGCATCAAGTGGGCAATCGAAGCCGGAAAGACCTACACGCTGACGGACGAGACGAACGCTCTCCCGAAGGCCGTGAAGTGTTCGTCCGGCCCGACCTGGGATCCGGCGACGACGACCTGGACCGACGGCACGCTCGACGAGTCCGCGCACACGCTGACGTTCACGCCGCCCGCCGGCTCGCTGGTCTGCGTCGTCTACCCTGCGGCGACCCCTCACGTCGAGGGCCAGGACACCTACACCAACCGCGCGACGATCAACGGCAAGAGCCTTGAGGCAACCGCGACGATCAAGGCCTCGGGCGGCACTGACGGCGACGGTAAGACCAAGCCGAAGCCCGCGCCGGTCCCCACGCCTGACCCGAGCATGCCGACCCCGGCCCCGGTCCCCTCGCCTCTCCCGAAGCCCTCGCCGAAGCCGACCCCGGCCCCGGTTCCGACCCCCTCGGATGAGCCGCAGTCGTCGCCGACTCCCACGCCTACTCCTACGACCGCTCCGACACCGGACACGGTGAAGCCCACGCCGACGCCTGAGTCCGTGCCGGCAACTGCTCCGGCCCCGCAGGCGCGCCTCGCCAAGACAGGCGCGACCGCCAACGGCTTGCTGCTGATGATCGGCGCAATCTTGGGCGGCGCAGGCGCTGGCCTGCTCATCCTCCACCTGCTTGAAGGCCGTAAGCACCAAGAGGAGACCGCCCGATGAGCGCAAAGCACCTCACAAACCTGGTGACACTCACCCTCGCGCTCGACGACCTCGGGTGGCTGCGCAACTTCCTCAAGGAGGAAAGACTCGCCGCCGAGATCGACCACGAGGAAGTCGAGAGGCTCAACACCGACGTCGCTATCCGCGCCGCAAAGATTGCGCTCAACAGCGAGATCGCGCGGCTGGCGAAGGTCATCGATGCTCTGGACGTTGCTATTGCCGCAGATGACGTGCGCGAAGCCATAGCAAAGCGGATTGACGCGACGGTGCCCGGGATGCCGGACATCTCTAACACCCACCCACCACTAAGTAAGGAGACGGAGCTGTGAACATCAAGAAGAAGATCAAAGTCGAGCTGGACCAGACGGACGCTGCTATCGCAGCGGTCCTACTCGCAGAGCAGGCCGGACGCCAGGCTCTTAAGGCCCTGCTCGCAGACAAGGCAGCAGAGATCGGCGGTACCACCAACCGAGGGGCTCGCGCGCTCGCAGACTCGTACATCAAAGTCGGGTGCGCTCTGACGCTCGAGATCATGGCTGAAAAGACCAATCAGGGGATGCAGAGCACTTTCTCGCTTGCCAGGGCGACCGCTCGAATGGCCGACGCTATCAAGGCCTCTGACGTGATCCTCGAAGCGATGGAGGAGGAGCTATGAAAGGTCGATACATCGCGGTCTATTTCGACACCGCGCAGGTGCAGGCTCTGCGAGACGACGCGCAGGAAACGGTCCTCGCTGCTGATGAGGATCTGGAGATCACGAAGCAGCTCAACGACCTCACGGCCCGCCGGCTCGCTCGTGAAGCGATCGACAAGAAGCGAGACATGTACATCGAGATCGTCGACAAGCTCCAGGAAGCAGCTGAGCGCCTCAACGTCGGTGAGGGCGACTACATCGACGAGTGAGCACACTCCCCGATGAGCGCGACCATCGAGGAGGCCACCCGCCACCCAGAAAAACAAGGCGGGACAGGCTAAAGATCGCGCAGCCCGACCAGCAGACTCCCGGGTGCAAGTCCCGGGCGGGCACGAAGCCCGCACCAGCGAGTGCAGGGCAAGACCCCTAGAGAAGGACCAAAGATGACAACCATCAACGAGATCAAGGACCGCTTGAACGCAGTCGCGTTCGCGGGCCGCAGCTATGCAGGCGCAGACCGCGCCGCCGTCGCCAAGGCCTACAGCGACGCTGTCACTGCCTTCGACCAGAACGCCGCCGTGGATATGGCGTATCTCCTCGACCGTATCGAGGAGCTGCAGAAAGCGATCACCGTCGCCGCTGCCGAGCTCGCAGACGCCGCCGTCACGGTCGCCGACCGATATGCCGGCAACGACGCTGAGGCGCTCGAAATTCGGCTCCTGGTCGGCGATCCCGTCGACAAGCTCGTCAACATCGCGCAGGGCGCAGCGATCACAACCGAGGAGGCCGGAGAATGAGCGGCGCCGGACTCCTGAGCATTGAGTGGGAGATTACGGACCAGCATCTCCCCATGCCGCACATCATCGCAACGGCCTGCGCAGCTTTCGTCGAGGATGCCGAGCGCCGCGGACTCGTCATCCGCTCCGGCCCCTCTCCCTCGGTCCAGCACGCGCTCCGACTCGTCAAGGTCACGGGCAAGGTCTCAAAGCCTGACGACGCCGTCGAGGAGCCGTGCCCGCCGCACACACTGCGACGCTGCCCCGCGTGCGGGGTCCACATCTACGACCTGACAGATGTTGAGGGAGACGACAAGTGATCGAGATCAAGCCCGTGCGCACCGTCCACGCCTACCGCCGCTGCCCCGTCTGCCGCACACAGCTCGCGCCGAAAGGCGCGAACGTCCGCGTCACAATCGACGCCGAAAACGAGGCTACCGCAGTTGAAGCATTCACACACAAAGCCTGCGCAAAAACCGTCATCGACTTCACCCGCGAGCGCGGCTACACGCCGGCTGAGCTCGTGGAGGTCGGCGTCTGGGCTGAGGAGCAGCGATGAGGCTCCCGATCAGGATTCAGCGCCGCCGCGCTCGCGGATGGCGTATGCCCGCGCACACGAAGTACGTGGGCAGGGGGAGCCTGTACGGGAACCCTTACCGAGTCGCCCGGTCGGCGCGTGAGCTTGAAGAGGGCGG